GCTCAGGATCAACCCGCGTACCGCGGTGCAGCCAAAGGTTAAAATGCAAGTTGGCTTGCCTGATCGTGCTGAGCGCAGTGATGCGCTGCCCTCAGTTCTTCAGAGACTCGGACCACTTTTCGCGGAAAGCGAACCAGTGGTTCCACATGACAACTTCCACCACCTTCTGGCCGCCATGGACAAGCGGTCAAACTACCACACTGATGATGTTGCTTCGCCTCACATCATCACTTCATCAAGGCGTCTTCTTGACCGTTTATTTCCTTTTCAACTTCCCAGTTTCGACTGGGATTCCGCTCGTTTCCTTGAATGGAATGCAAAATTTGCGCCCGAAAAGCAGGCCCGTATGCTTCACCAAGTCGATCGTTTTGCTGAGAGTTCTCTCTCAGAGTATAGGAACAAACAAGTGTTTACCAAGGTTGAGGCCTTGTTGAAGAGACACGACCCCACCTGGGCTCCCCGCGTTATTTACAAAGGGAGCGACATTTACAATTGCCTTACCGGCCCTGTGGTTGAGGAACTGCTTACTCGCCTCAATCACAGCCTTAAAAATGTTGAACCAGATGGGATTCGTTATAAGCTCGGATACAAGACCGTGACTCCTGACATTTGTTCGTTTTTTGACTCTATGACCGACAAGGGACATTTCCTTGAATGTGATTTTTCTTCTAATGATAAATTGCAATGTTCTTCTGTTAATTCTCTCATGCGTATGTGGTACCGCCGGTTAGGTGCCCCGGAGTGGTTTGTTCAACTGTATGCTAAGACTGATACTTTCAGGGCATATTCTGTTAAACATTCTATCTCTATGGACATCGAGCATCAACTTGCTACCGGTGCGTGCGATACAACTTTGAGAAATAGCATTTGGAACATGACAATTTGTCATAGTTTTTGTTTAAGATTTGGCCAGTCGGGCCGGGTCGTCATTTTGGGTGATGACATGTTAGCTTGTTTTCGAAGCAAGTTGCCACACGGAGCAGCTGGGAAGTATGCGGATGTCGCTGAGGAAGCTCAGATGAAAGCGAAGGCGAAAGTCTTCCTTTTGTTACAGCAATGCTCTTTTTTATCGAAGAGTTTTGTGCCTTCTTCAGCGGGCCATTCTATGATGCCCCTGCTCGGTAAAGCACTTGCTCGCTTTAATGCCAGAGCTAACAATAACCTGGCCGTGTCAGACGCCAAGTACATGGCTGGCAAATCTTTATCTTATGCGTATGAATTTCGTTTTTTCGACGGATTGCGTGATCTTTTCTTGGAACGCTTCTTGAGCACCGGAGTAACATCCGGTAACCTGGATTGGGACGACTTGTCTTGGAACGCAAGGCAAGCCGGAGTTACAATTACCAATCTTAAGGCTAAGCTCATTGAGCCTAAGGAAAAGATTGTGGATGACTTCCACCTTTCCGATTTTCTTTACTGTCGTTATAATCTCACTTTGTCCGAATGTCTTCCTCTGATTGAGGAGGTCATTCTTAATCAATATGGAAGAGATGTCTCGGGTCCTGTCGCCGAGGCTTTAATGGTTGATTTTCTCTGAGAGGTACCGCGATGCTGTAGTGGCACAGTACTCCTTGGACCGTTAGTCAACTCTGAATGCCTTCGGTGGCCTCGAGCCGATGGTTAGCATATCACATTATACAACACAAAAAAAAAAAAAAAAAAAAAAAAAACCAGAG